CGCCGGCCTGGCAGGCCGAGGCGGCCATCAACCCAGTCACCACCACGCTCGCCACGAACGGCGCCGGCACCATCACCGCGGCCGGCATCGCCGGCGGCGTGACGCTGCGCACCACCGTGGCGGCGAGCGCCACCGACACCACGGACACCGTGGCCAACATCCTGGCGGCCGCCTTCAGCTCGGTGGCGGCGATCGGCTCGTCGTTCGAGTGGACCTATGTCAACAACGCCGCGGTCCCCATGACCATCGCGGGCGCGTCGAGCGTGACCGTCACCGGCCAGACCGTCGTGCCGGCGAACTCGTGGGCGAAGTACCTCGTTACGCTGACCGGCGCGACCACGATCAGCATGGTCTCGGTCGGGTCCGGCTACTTCCCGCACAGCGGGACGTTCACCGCGAACGGCACGTCGGCTGTGGTGGTCAGCGACGCCAACGTCACGGCGACCTCGGTGATCGTCATGACCTACAAGTCGGGCAGCACGCCCGGCGGCGCGCCGTACCTGTCGGCGATATCGCCCGCCACCAGCTTCTCCACCAAGGCGACGGCCGGCGACACCAGCGTCTACAGCTACACCATCCTCGGGTGACCGGTGTTCCCGATCATCCACCGGGTCTCGGTCCTTCCGGCTTACTGCGTGGTCGAGGGCGTCTTCAACGATGGACAACTCGACGCGCTCGAAGCAGAGGCCGCGGAGGCCGAGGAGTCCGGCGGCGTGGAGGGACAGCAGAGCGCCGCCCGTCGCTGCAAGGTCAAGTGGCTGGAGGCGCCACCGCTCTACGAGGCGCTCGGTACGGTCATCGCCGATGTGAACTCGCAGACCTGGCGGCTCGACCTCTCGGGCTTCGCCGAGAAGATCCAGCTGACGCGGTACGAGGCCGAGGTCGCCGGTCACTACGACTGGCACCAGGACGTTGGCCGGGGCATCAGCCGCAAGCTGTCGCTCACCGTGCAGCTCACCGACCCTGGCGCCTACGACGGCGGGAACCTTGAGATGCTCGTGTCCGGCAGCCCCATCCCCATGTCGCGCGCCCGCGGCGCGGTGGTCGTCTTCCCCTCGTGGCAGCTCCACCGCGTCTCGCCGGTGACCCGCGGCGCGCGCAACTCCCTCGTAGTGTGGGTGAACGGCCCGCAGCTCCGATGAACCTGAACCAGATAGCCGGCTCCTACGTCGCCGCCGTCAATCCGGTGCAGCCGGCGACCCTCTACTTCTCGACCGGCCAGACCACGAACCCGGACGGGACGCTCACGCCGACGTACGCCGACCCGTTCCCAGCCACGGTGCAGGTCCAGCCAATCACCACCGGCGACCTCCGCAAGCTGGAGGGCCTCAACATCCAGGGCGTCAGCCAGAAGCTCTACCTCAATGGCGCGCTGCGCGGCATCCAGCGCGTGAACAAGCTCGGCGGCGACCTCGTGATCCTCAAGGATGGTACTACCTATCTCGTCAAAGCCGTGTTAGAGGGGTGGACGAACGTCAACTGGTGCAGCGTAGCCGTAGTGCTCCAGAACGACGCGAACGTGGGTTTCATCAACGAACCGAGGTTCTGAGCGATGGCTAACTATGAAGCGCCTCTCCTGCAGGGCACCGTCTCCACTACCTACAAGACTGCTGGCGTTCTCTATGTGAACACCGTCGGAGGAACGAATCGTCGCATTCAGTTGTACGAAATCGAGATGGGCCAGACCGGCACGCTCGCTCCGACCGATTGCCAGTGCCAGTGGGATGTTTCGCGGTTCTCGGCGACGAACTCTCTGGCTGGGACCGCCGTGGTCCCCAACCTGCTCGACCCGGCCGACGTGTCGCCGCTGTCGCTGTTCTTCAACGCGATCACCACCGAGCTCACGTACACCGGCGCGAACTTCGGCCTGAGCATCAAGAACTGGGGCATCAACCAGCGCGGAAGCTATCGCTGGCGCGCCCTGGACGATGGCGACAACATCGTGGTCGCGGCCACCGCCGTCACCGGGCTCGGCGTGCGCGTGCTGTCCTCGAACTTCAGCGCCTCCGCGGTCGGCAACATCTCGTTCATCGAGCGCTAATGCCGAAGCTGCACCAGATCAAGCCTGGCGGGGTCGCGATATACTGCGACCCCATCCTCGGCGAGACCGAGGTGCATTGCAGCACGTGCGCGCACTGCCAGCGCCACACAGAGTTTCCTTCCATCCGCACCATGCACCAGCACGTCGATGTCTGCCGCGGCTGCATGAGGCTCATCTGCCTGGAGTGCGCCGGCAAGCCGTGCCGCCCGTGGGAGAAGGAGCTGGAGCGCCAGGAGGCGGAGTACCGGCTCATGCGCAAGATTGAGGGCGCAGGCTGGCGCTGACCTGAATGTTCCCCGTCATCCCGCGGTAGCTTGACCGGCCCTCCGAAGCCGTGTTCTTGTGGCCCTCTCCAGCGAGGGCCTTGCGATGACAACTCCATCATGTTCCAGGTGCGCAAAGTGGGTGGTCCGCCGGGAACGGCGCTACTCTGACGGCGCAGCCATCACTTATTACAGCGCTCCAGAAGGCAAGGGGTTCTGCCCGGTGGTTGATGGGACGACTACGGCTGACTTCGGCTGCATCAGGTTTTGCGACGCTCCAGAGTTCGACCACGTCGAGGCGGAATCCATCGATGGAGTCCCGTGGGAGCGATGGGTGATGATCGCGTGCCCGAACTGCAATGGCGTCGGGTCGGCCAACGACCGGGCATGTAAGCGCTGCTCAGGAACCGCAAAGGTGCGTCGCTACGACGACGGCTACGTGGCCGACGAGACGTGGGACCACCCGCTGGAGAAGGAGCGCAAGAAGACAGCCGGGCAGAAGCCATATGAGGAGCCCACGTTGAAGCCTATCCCGCAGGCCGAGAGGCCGCACGCCATCGCTCAAACCCCAGGAGCATCCCCATGAAGGACACGACCACGTTCTGGCCATGGTTCGAATCGCTCAAGCCCAGCCTGTTCCGGCGCGCCGCGTCGTTCGAGAAGACGTTCCAGTACCTCGACACGCTGCCAGCCCCCATCACCATCGTCGAGACCGGTTGCATGCGCCGCGACCCGACGCAGGACAAGTCTTGGACCGGGGACGGCTGCAGCACGCTGCTGTTCGACCATTACGTTCGCCAGCGCGGCGGAAGGGTGTACTCGGTCGACATCAACGCGGAGCACGTCGAGGCGTGCCGGCAGGCGGTGAGCGACAGCGTCAGCGTGCATTGCGGGGACAGCATCGCGCATCTCGGGGCCCTCGCCGCCTTCTTCAAGGAGACAGGACGCGCGCCGAGTCTCGTCTACCTCGACAGCTTCGACAGCATGTCGCTGGAGCCGTTCCAGACCGGCCTGCACTGCGCCAAGGAGTTCGAGGCCATCCTCCCGGCCATCGGCGAGCGCACCCTGGTGGTGGTCGACGACACGCCCGGCGAGTTCATCAAGGGCGTGGAGCCCACCATCGAGGTCACAGGGAAGGGCCGGTTCGTGCACACCTACGCGCAGCAGGTGGGGGCCGAGGTCCTGTTCAGCGGGTGGCAGGTCGGATGGACCGACCTCCTCGGCATCAGGTTCCAGAGCGGCTACGACCAGGCGCGGTTCGGCCGGGTCGGCAAGTTCGTCGATCCCGACAATGACCTCCAGAAGCTCATGGGAAGGGCAAGGGCGCACGTTGAGGCCGACCGGGCCTCCGCGGCAGAGGCCATCTACAGGGCCGTCCTGTGCGCCACCAAGGAGCCCAGGAGCGGTCTCCAGCGCGTGGCCAGGGGCGAGGCATGCGCCTTCTACGCGCGCACCGCCGCGGCCGTCGGGCAGTACGGCACGGCGCTGGACTGGTTCCGCGATGCCATCAACGCCGACCCGCGCTGCGTGGACTACCGCATCGAGAGCGTGCTGAAGGGCCACGTGCCCATGATGGGGTTCCAGCTCGCCCGCCAAGAGGCCATCCGATGCACGGTGCTCGAGCCGGACAATCCCGTCTGCTGGCGCATCCTGGGCGACGCCGAGATGGCCATGTGCAACGCCGACGCCGCGCGCCGGGCCTACGAGAAGGAGCTGGAGCTCGATCCCGAGAATCCCATCGCCATGCTGGACGTGTGCTGCATCGGCCTCGACCAGTCCGACCATACCCGCGTCGCCGAGTTGGCGGAGCGGGTGCTGGACACGGACCGCCGCGCCGACGGCATCCACGTCAAGGCCATGATCGCGAACCGGACCGGCAACCACGAGGCGGCCATCGACCTATTCCAGCATGCGATCGACGCGAAGTGCTCGAACCACCTCATCGCCCACTGGAACAGAAGCCTCTCGCTGCTGGCGCTCGGCCGGTACAAGGAGGGCTGGGCCGAGCACGAGTACCGCAAGGAAGACCTGCGCAACCCGGCGCTCTCTCTCTCGTTCCAGCGGTTCTCGCGGCCACTGTACGAAGGGCAGCCGGCGACCATCGACGGGCGCAAGGCGAGCCTGCTTGTGCACGCCGAGGCCGGCATGGGCGACAACCTCGCCTTCGTGCGATTCCTGCCAGCGTTCGTCGCGAAGGGGCTCGATGTCCGCTACGAGTGCCATCCGGAGATGCTCGGGCTCATCACGCGCAGCTTCCCGGACGTCCAGGTGGTCCCGCGCGCCCCGGACTTCCCCGGCGCCATCGGCATCCAGCCGTTCGACTATCACCTGCCGCTGGGCAGCATGGCCTATCAGTTGGGCATGGACATCGACACCATCCCGAACGAGGTGCCGTACCTCAAGCCGGACCAAAGGCTGGTAGGAGCGTACGCCGACCGCCTCGCCATCAGCATCGGCCCCAAGGAGCGCAATGTTGGACTGTGCTGGTCCTCCGGCATCCGCGAGTACGGCATCTGGATCGCTGAGTACGGCCGGCGCAAGTCTATGCACTTCGACGCGATGGTCGAGGTCATGCACGCCATCGAGGAGAATGGCCTTGCGGTGAGCCTGCAAGTCGGTCCCGAGCGCGTGCAGCACGGCCGACGCCTGATCGACTGGCTACCCGAAAAGCCCGATTGGGACGATACCGCGGCGTTGATCGCCAACCTCGACCTCGTCATCACGGTCGATACCGCCGTGGCCCACCTCGCCGGCGCGCTCGGCAAGCCTTGCTGGGTGATGATGCAGCAGGACGGCGCGAGCTGGCACTTCATGAGCGAGCGGCCCGGCTCCCCTTGGAACGAGCGCAGCCCGTGGTATCCTTCCGTGAGGATATTCAGGCAGCGCCAGCGCGGCTCCTGGGACGACGTGATCGCTGGGGTATGCAAAGCTCTTGGGGAGCCCTAAACGATGGCTGGCGGCCTTCTCAGGAACGTGGCGGGGCAGAACTTCACGTTCCTTCTGCTCAATCCGGCGACGGGGCTGGCGGTGACCGGCGCGACCGTCACCACCTACCTGACGATCGACAACGGCAGCCAGACCACCGCCGGCGGCACCGTCACCGAGAAGGGGAACGGGCAGTACAACTTCGCGCCCACCCAGGCCGACACCAACGGGACGAACGTGTCCTACCTGTTCGTCGCCTCCAGCGCCTCGCCAGTGAACATGAGCTTCTTCACCTCGTGAGGTTGCATGGGGTCCCTGCAGAAGAACGTCGGCGGCCAGAACTTCACGTTCGCTCTGATGGATGTGTCCACCGGCCTGGGGTTGACCGGGGCATCTGTCTCCGCGTTCGTCACCCTGGACAACGGCACCGAGACGGTCGCCGGCGGGGTGGTGACAGAGAAGGGGAACGGGCAGTATAACTTCGCCCCGAGCCAGGGCGACACGAACGGCAACAACGTGTCGTACCTGTTCATCGCCTCGGGGGCGTTCCCCACCAACGTGAGCCTGTTCACGAACGTGGCACAGAGCCAGCCCAGCCCCGCGCAGTCCATCTGGGCCGAGACGGCCTGGGGGTTTCTGCTGGCGGTGGGGATCTGCGCGGCGGCGCTGATCGGCGGCGCCCACTCGCAGAACATCGGCGGGGGCGGCGTGGTCATCACCCCGAACGTACCCGAGGCGCGCATCTGCAACGGCGTGCTCACCCTCAACGGCTGCATCATACCTGGGATGGGGCCATGAGGTCCTTGGCGGCGCTCCTGGCTTGTTGCATGATTGTCGCCTCCGTGGGCGAGAGTGCGGCCAGAGCCCACGCGATACCGTTCACCCAGAGGAAGCCGCCGAAGCCGCCGCCGAAGCCACCACCGCCCCAGCCGTCGCCCTGCAACGGCGCCGTCAGCCTCAAGGGCTGCATCATCCCAGGAGTAGGACCATGAGGTTCGTCAGTTCCGCGCTCAGGATCGCCAGGTACGTGCTGGTCGGAGCGTGCTCGCTCGCGATCGCCGGCAGCCTGACCGTGTGGGGCAACTACCTGGCGACTCAGGGGTCGGGGACCACTTTCTCGTCCTTCGTCGACGGGCTGTCCGCGCACTTCATGCAGATGCTCCCCGGCGCCGGGGCGACCACGGGGACCACCTGGACCAGCGCCACCGCCGGCAACACGGCGCAGACCATCTTGCCGGCCGGCAACGGGGCGCCCGCGGTCACCGTGAAGCTGGTGATGACGAGCATCACCGGCGGCGGCGCGGTGGCGTTCGACTGCGCCTACGACAGCGTCCCGAACTGGGAGGCGTCGCCCATGCCGATCGCCCAGATCCTCGACCCGAGGACGCTGGCCCCGCTGACCAACCCGTACAGCCTCGTCACCGGCGGCCAAGCCTTCACGATCCTGACGCAGGGGTGCCAGCAGATCAGGATGCGGTTGAGCACGACGATCGGCGCGTCCGGGAGCGTCACTCCCTACATCACGTTGCAGTCGACCCAGCCGACCCTGGCCGCTCTGCTCAACTCCATCGCCCCTGGCCCGAACGTCATCGGCGGCGTTTACGTCAGTCAAGTTACCCCGAACTCGACCAACCACGTCTCGGTCGGCCCGTACACGGACACGGCCACGCCCATCACGGGAAACAATACCGGGACGACGGGGTCGGTGGTCGGGACGCTGGCGGGCGTGAGCGCCAAGACTACGTACATCTGCGGGTTCTCGGTCTCCGCGATCGGCGGCACCGCGGCGGTCGGGCCGATCACCGTGGCAGGCCTCATCACGGGCAGCATGACGTGGGAGCTGGCGTCGTCCGCCAGCGGGAACCAACTAACGGTCCCGCTCACGCCCTGCGTCCCGGCGAGCGCCACCAACACCTCTATCACCGTGACGACAACGGCTGACGGAAGCGCGTCAGCCGTGGCCGTTAATTCGTGGGGCTTCCAGCTATGACGTTTTATAGCGGTCCGCTCAACGTTATTCAAATGGTGGTTCCAGCACCTGCTACTACAGTAACTTGGAACCCATCAGATGCAGATTCTAATCTTACATTTAGCGGTGGAAATCTTGTAGTTAGCGATACAATCAGTGCGTGGTCAACAGTTAGGGCTACATTATCTAAATCCTCAGGAAGGCGTTACTTTGAGGTAACATTAACTACTATTGGTCCTGGTAATGTAGGAGGGGTAGCTATTACTGGTGGAAGTTTGAATAATAATATAGGTGCTTTAGGGGTATCGTCTGTTGGAGCAGATCCTCCGGGGCTGACATTTTTTAGCGAGGGGGCATTTACACCAATTGCAGGAGCAACTCCCTCATTTGCAAATGGTGATGTTTTAGGAATAGCTATCGATCTTGATAGTGGGAAATTGTGGTTTTCCAAAAACGGATCATATACTGTTTTCAATGCAGGGGCTGATCCTGCAAGTGGTGTAAATTACGAATATACCTTCACGACACCATTAACCTTGTTCCCGGCTGCATCTTTGTTTGGAACAACAAGTATGACTTTAGCTGCGTCTGGAACATTTGTTACGGCACCACCAAGCGGTTTTGTAAGTTGGAACGCATAGAGAGGCTAACAATGAAAGTCCTAGCTGCGCTTTTGCTTTTGTGTTCTGAGGCATTGGCTGGTGGCCGTGGTGGACACAACACCAACTTTGATCCCAACAATTTTCCCGGCGCTTCGATCACGACGATAAACTGCAACGGCAGTGACATTACTTCGGCTTTGAATACGTGGAATACTAATGCCGTTGCCGCCAATCCTCAAGTGGCCGTGCTCCAGTTGACGGGCGACAGGTGCGTATTTACGAACGATCTTCAGATAACGCTTGGCATTACGAACTCTGTGATCTGGGCATATGGCGCTAGATTTATTAACCGTCCGTTCTTTTCTATAGGAACCTTTGGCAGCGTCGGAGATCCCGATGGAGATTTGCTAGCTTCAAATGCCAGCATTGGGGCAACAAGCGTTACTCTGTCTACTCACGCCGCGGCAAGTAATTACGCCGTTGGGCAAATGGCCGCCGTTGTCGGTCTCAACGCGGAGGCTCCAATAGCCAATTGCGGTTATCCTCCGGGGGTCAGATTCTAT